CGCGCTTGCCTGGTTCTATCAAGCCTCACACCGCGATGATTGGGTCGCCGCTTAGGTTTACGCAACGCGTGTGCCTTCAATCTGCGACCGTAGGGAGCAAGCCGATGCAAATGCTTGAAGCTTCTGGGCTGGTATGGAAAATTATCCAAGGTATGCCAATAGAAGTGTTTGATGATGATTCTGGAGAAATCTGGGAGAATGATACGTGGGAACTTGTACGCTCTCGAACTGAGGGTGACTATGCAGGTTCTCGCGCTATTGGTTCAGCCAATCTTGTTACTGCACTGAACATGTTACATCAAAAACTTGTGATAAAACATGCCGCTAATGACCATGTAAAAGATACCAGCAAACAAAGCTTACGTCTTTTTACTGAGGTGATGGATAATCTACAAGAGCGAAAACTCATTAGAAAACGTCCTGAAAAAGTAAGAGAAACATTTAAGATTGTTAGATGATTAATCTTGTTTACGAACATGAGTGGAAACCTAATATCTGGTTTCCTATGATAACTGGTTATCTTGAAAAAGATATTCACTATTCTTTCAAACATAAGAGGCAAATTCCTTGGCTCTTTCAAGTATTCATAGATGATATAAATATTATTAGCCCTGCTGAAATTGATTCAGTAGACTCTTTTGTATATCCTATTCTTATGCAAGAACCCTATATCCAAATAAGAACACTAATAGCTAATCATCATGATGACTTTGGGTTATGGGCATATATAGATCCAAGAGTGACAGAAGCTTTACGTAACGGTAAAGGTATTGTGTTCATTGACGGTACAATGGAACCCATCAACTCCTCTGATATGGAACAGGCTGTACATGCTCTAAAAGACTGCTCTCAGTATCCGAACGATAGAGTTCACATGAACATTTCAGATCAAAGATTTATTGATGATGTAAACTATCACTGTTTTCCCAGCTTTTTAGAGATACATTTTTGTTCCAGACACTTACACGATGTTCACGATACATTCTTACCTGATTTAAATCAACCTAATAAAACATTTCGTTACAAACCGCCTCTTGACTATGAGCACCCAAAACATCCTGATGTTGAAGGTCTTACAGATAATTATGACTCTAAAAGATATCTACTTTTGAACAAAAGAGTAGATAAACACGTAGGAGCTGTATTTATTAACTATTTATTAGACACTCATGATCTATTAAAAGATGGATTGATTAGTTTAGATTACCAAGGCGATACTCTTCCAGAACTATATGAAGAACTTAAATATACTACTAATGATAATAAGTTTTCAAGATTTGCCATCAATAGTTTAAAAACTGCAAAAGATCATACAACAGATGACTTTTTAACTATCTCAAAAGCACACGAAGCTACTCGATTTAATCTGGTTGTAGAAGCCTATTTTTCTAACAATGTAATCGATTGGCCTTTAATCACAGAAAAGACTTGGAGAAATGTAGCATCAGAAAAGCTCTTTGTGGTTGTAGGACAAAAAGATACTTTAAAATGGTTTCATCAATTAGGATATAAATCTTTTCACCCAGTAATAAATGAAACATATGACCAAATTACAAGTGATTTTGATAGAATCATGAGATCTTTTAAAGAAATCAAACGCTTAATTGAGCTGTCTGATGCAGAGTTTAATGATTTAGAATCCTCTTGTAAGCCTATTTTTACACACAATCAAAAAAATTTTGAAGAACGAATACGTCGGTTATGGAGTTTCTTAAATGATTAAATATGATAAAGGTAAATACTTTAACATCACACAGTTTCCTGATTATAAACTGAATTATTGGGCAGTACCTAAATGTGGTTGTACTGCTATGAAAGCTGCCTTAGTAAGACAAAAGATTTTTGATGAGTCTGCCACTGATTATTACTATGTACATCACCATCCAAGTTTAATCTATATTACTCCAGAGTATGCTGAATCAAACGGTTTGTTTAATTTTGCTGTGATAAGACACCCTTATCGCAGAATGTTAGCACTATATAAACATTTTGCACTTAGAGACACAGATCGGTGCTTAGAATTAAACCCTACAATTAACATATCAAGAGTTCATAATTTAACATATTTTATTGAATATCTTCTTAAAGATCAAGATTTAGAAGAGTGTAATCACCACTATAAACCCATTTATACCTTCTTATGTGATCAAAACTATCTTATAATACCTAATATAATATATGACTTTGATACAGATTTATACAGCATTAAGCATCTTTTAAAGGCGCATGGTTGTGCTCTTGAAAAAGCTAACGTTTCAAACTTAGATGTCACACTAAATCGTACTCAAAAATCCCTAATAGTAGAACACTATTGGAATGACTTTAACCTTTTTAAATATGAGGACTAAAATGGAAGTAGCACTACAAGAAGAAGTAAGAAAAGAAATCTCACGCATTGTTGACTTGATGATTCAGGCAGAGTCTATCCGAGAATCTATCGCAGAGCTTAAAAAAGACATTAAAAATGAGTATGGTATTCCAGTTGCAACTATTACTAAAGTTGCTACTATTGTTCGCAAAAACTCACTACAGGAAGAAGAAGAAAAGTGGGAAGAAATTAAAGAGTGGGTGGATGCGTGTAGTTAATGTCAGCAGTTAATCACGCACATGGTGATATTACACCTACCAGCAGTGAATATAAAACAATTTATGTCACTGGAGACTCATGGTCGGCAGGTGAGTGGGATACCTCAAAAGGTGATGATATTAACTTTCATGCAAGAGACCACTCATTTTCTCGTTACTTAGCTGAAACAGATCGTTATAAGATTATTCACTGTCCTTTCCCTGGTTGGAGTGATTTAGTTGCAATTGATCATTTAGATGCAAGAGATGACCTTGATTCAATTGATTACATCATTTTTGTCAAAACTTGTGCTACAAGAAGCTTTGTTAATTTAAGAGAAGAAGATAATCCAGAACTGTATAAAAATCCAAACATTTATCATAAAGTACTAATTATTAACAATTACATCTATGAGCGTTTAAAAAAATACGAAGACAAATTGATTTTACTTGGTGGTATAGAAAAAATTAGATACAACTTCGATGAGTGTTTCTTTAAAATTCCCAGTATAACAGAGTTTTTATGTTCAGATTTTAAAGATTCAGAATATTTTGGAGATATTAAATATATAGAAAGGTTTATTGAGCAAGATAAAATGGGAGTTGATGCTCTTTTAACACACTCTATCGGTAAAATTAAGTTTTGGAAAAGTAAACCAGAGTTTTTCTACCCTGACGGAGCACACCCAAATCGACATGCTCATAAACTTTTAGCCGAGCATATTGATAATCATCTCAGACAATTTTAAATGACTTTTATGTCCAGCATGAGAACCATCAGGTGCAAAATCTTTATGTTTTTCTAAATCAAGATGAAACTCTACATAGGCGTCTGTAAGCTCAGATAAGTAAGATTGAAGATGTGGAAAACAACAGTGATGTATCATTGGAATGCGCTTTCTTTGACACAATAGAATTTGTTTTGATACTGCCCCGCTCCATAGTCTTCTTACCAATTCTTCATCTGAATAGTATAGCATCCCAGCCGCGTGCCAAGCTGCTTGATGTTTTTTATCGTCAGTTCTTCTGTTTGACAGTATTTGTTCTGATAGTATCCAGTTTCGATAGTACTTTTCATTCTTTAATACATGATTCGCTACTAAAAATCCCTGAGTGACTTCATTTCTAGCATCCCATACCTGCCACCGATACTCGCTTGTGTGTCCTACTACAATCAAATTAGGTTTTAACTTGACAGCTTCTTCAATTTGTGTTGTAATTAAGTATTCAGATGCACCGCTTTGCGCTAAGTTTATTAATTCAGCGTTACAGCGGTTTTGTAAAAGATATGGATAAGCTTGAGTTTTTTCACTCAAACCTTCACCTAATGTAAAACTATCTCCGCAAGTTATTATTAACATGGATAATATTTTTGTTGTGGGTAATTCATGGTCAATGTCTTGTGATGAAGCACCTTATACAGCGTTTGACATTCTTGGATTAAAAGAACGTTGGGAAGTCACAGGGATAACCTTAGACGCACAAGCAGAATACATTATAAATAACCAACTTGTCAATGATTATCGAATTATTTGGTTAGTAGGACACCATTGGAGAGCAGACCCTAAAGGGAATGGAGACTATATCTTACCCTATCCTTATGAGGGAAAAGATCCTTGGGATAAACTAACCAGATCATTATGGTTTAAAAAATTTACTAAGAAAGAGTGGTACTGGAGAACTAATGCTTTATTTGTTAAAGCGGTTTTAGCTGATTTTAGTTTTGAAAATTTATTGATGATACCCATTTACCATCCATCCATTGTTGATCATGATTGGATAAAAGATTCTCCTTGTATTTGGAATTATAAACTACGAGATTTTGCTAAAAATACAAATACATTAGGGTATGCAGGTCATATGACTTATTTAGGACATGAACAACTTGCTCCTGTACTAAGAAATGAAATTTTTAAAAGATGGAATATTTCGTTACCTTTAATTGAGCATACACTAATAAAATAGGTTAATAAAAAGATGAGCAGTGATATAATTGTAATAGGTAACTCCTGGTCAATACCAAGTCAAGAAGCACCTAAACCAGCCTTTGATATTTTAGGTCTAAAAAATAGATGGGAAAAACCAGGAATTACTCTTGATGCGCAGGCAGAATACATCATTAAAAATCAACTTTTAGAAAGATTTAAAGTTGTTTGGCTTATTGGACACTTTCACTGTGCAGACCCACGAGGTAATGGAGACTACTTATTACCTTATCACTGGGGACATGGAGATATATGGGGTAAGCTTGTACAAGATCTTTGGTTCAAAAAAATAACAAGAAAAGCGTGGTATTGGAGAACTAATGCGCTTTATGTTAAGGCTGTGTTAGCTGATGCAACTCCTGAAAATCTTTTAATGATTCCAGTTTATAGACCCAATATTATTGATCATGAACTAATAGAAGATAATCCTTGCATTTGGAGATGTTATCTTAGAGACTATACCAAAAAATTTCCTGATGGAAGAGGGCATATGAATCAAGCAGGACATAAGGCTTTTGCACCTGCTTTGGCTTCGGAGATATTTAGTAGATG